GAACCTAAAGTATTTGAAGAAAGAACTTCAGTATTATTAATCTTATAAACTTTGCCCGAGGCAAGGTTCATATTTTCTGATGAACCAAAATTGTCACCACTTGCTTCAAATTGGAAAGTTTTATTTCCTTCTCCAGATTGAACAGTAATTCCACCACCGTTAGCAGCAGCATCATTAACTGCACCATCAGCAAGAAGAATATTGAGATCGTCAACTGATACAGTGGTTGAATTGATGGTAGTTGTCGTACCATCAATTTGTAAATCGCCTTTAATAACAACTAAACCAGTATTGTCTCCTACAGCAGCAGGGTCAATAGTAATTGTAGCAGGACCAGAGATTGTATTGGTATTAATACCAATAGCAGCACCAGAAGCACCTGTTGCAAATGAAGTTGCAGTTACAATTCCAGTTGATCTAATATCGTTGAATGTAACATTATCAGTTGTTGCAACTGGTTGACCGATGCTTACCTGACCACTGGTGATGCTAACACCAGTCCCTGCAGAAAATTGATTTCTGATTTCGGAAGTTGTAATACCAGCAACGTCGAATACCCCAGTAGATGAATTATAAGTTAATCTACCAAAATCTGAAGAAGTTGCAGAAAATTCAGAACGAACTGCAGTTTGAACTCCAACAATATTATTATATGTCAAGTTAGTAACATTCGATCCTTCACCAACAAATGATGATGCAGTTACAACACCAGTAACTGATACTTGATCAATCGTAGCACTACCAGAAATGTTAGCACCGCCATTAGCATCAATTGCTCCAGTAAATGTGGAAACACCTGTTACACTAAGAGTTTCTGAAATATTTACTGCGTCAAGTTCGGTAAATCCGTCTACGTCTAGGTTACCATTAGCGTCAATGTTACCCGTGAAGGTTGAAACACCTGTTACACTAAGAGTTTCTGAAATATTTACAGCATCAAGTTCAGTGAAACCGTCAACATCAAGATCTCCATTAGCATCGATATTGCCTGTAAAGGTTGATACTCCAGTAACGCTTAGGGTTTCGGAAATGTTTACTGCATCTAGTTCGGTAAATCCGTCTACGTCTAGGTTACCATTAGCGTCAATGTTACCCGTGAAGGTTGATACTCCAGTAACACTTAAGGTCTCTGAAATATTTACTGCGTCAAGTTCGGTAAATCCGTCTACGTCTAAATTGCCATTTAGATCAGCATCACCAGATACCGTTAGACCAGCACCTACAGTCGCTGTAGTTGCCTTTAGTTGAGCAATAGTTGCAATACCAGTTACTACGATATTTTCGGAATCAACTTGAGCATCCCAAGATAAAGTTCCGTCACTTGCAACTTTTAGATATCCATTATTTACGATTGCACTTGGGAAAGTAATTGTATAACTGTTCTCAAGTGCAGCAGGAGCTTTTAGAGTAATCGCATTTTCGCCATTATTAGTGCCTTCAACAAGGTTTACGCCAGAACCTGTTGTTGAAGTTTCTTTTGTCCAATAACGGTGAGAACCGAAAAATTTATTTCCTTCTGATGTGCTATTGACACCAACGTAAAGATCGTATTTGTCTGTAGTAAAACCTGGTTCACCTGCCCTTAGACCAGGTAAATTACTAAACAGACCTCTTTTGAACTGAATTACTGGAGCTGACATAGTTATAAAAAGAATATTTTTTACAGTCTCAACTATTTAGAAATTACCATTCTCCAGCATCAAGATCAATTTTATTGTCTAAGACATCATCTAAGTAATTTATAGTTGTTGTTGTCATTCCTACTGGTGTTGGATCATCTGTAGCAATTCCAACAGAAGCATCTAGAACAGCGTCTGGATTTACAAATACATATTTTTTCCTAACAGCATCAAAAATCATTACATACTTGTTTGTCGATCCATCCAAATTAGATGTATCTACGTCTAGAATATCTGATAGATTTGCCACGTCTTGTACTTGAGTAGTTACTTGAATAACACCTACACCTATTTCAGTATCTGCTGTACTGTCAGAAATTGATACTACAATATCTTCTGCCATGTTAGGATACTGTTCCGTTTACAGTGATTTGACCAGTGATAACTTTTGTTGTAACATTATTCAAAGCACTATTGATAATTAAAATATCATAATTATATCTACCTGCAGTTATAATTCCAGTTTGAGAATTTTGCAATGAAATTGTCAACTTTCCTGCAGATGGATTTGCATTATAAGTTGTTGCAAAACTGATGTATCCAGCAGATCCACTCCACTTCCTCATTTTTGCATCAAAGTTATAATTAGTCAAATTCAATGGAGATCCATCAGATCTTTTTAATGAAAAGGTCCTAGTAAAATCAGTGCCTTGTTCTATGACAAGATTTACTGCTGGAACTGCCATCTCCTATTTACGTACTATAGTTATTTATTGAGTAGAAGAGATTTCAAAACCTCAATTTCGGATCTTAGTTCTCTAAGTTCACTTTCATATCTCAATCGAGTATTTTTTTCGTTGATATACTTCTCATAAGCAACCATATCTGTGTTTATGATTGCTTGTGTGTGCAAATCTCTTTCAAGATTTGAATGATCTTCTACTTTTGCTTTTTTCATCATGCTAATGCGATTGCTCTAAAGTTTCTAATTCTCGGTGATTGTGCTTGATTTATAGTGGAGCATTCAACTTTAATTTGATATGCACTAAATTGTGGTAAATTATTTGCTGTCCAAGTATATTCTAAAAATTGAGTATCTAAACTTGCAGAAATATTTCTATCAGATCTTCCACTATTGTTTTTAATATTGATTACTTGTTGGTTAGCATCAAGATTATCATATCCTGGGAATAGTTCAAATACTTTATCAAGTTCAGCACCATCAACTCTAAACAATCTGTATAGAATTCTAATATCTGAACTGGATGGTCTATAAGCGTCTAAAAGAACTTTGAGTGATGTTGCAGGAGTTTCTAATGAAATTACCTTAGTTAGATAAGATAGATCATGTGGATCTTCTACTAAAAGATTAGATCTTCTGTCTATAGAGTAATTATCAATTGGACTATTTACTCTATTAGATTTTGTAGTAATAAAACTTTCAAAAGCATTTATTGTTGGGGAAATATTTTCATTGGATGTACTTAGTTCAATTTCAAATGTAAATGATTTAGCACCAGGAAGAGCAAGAAGTTTTGTCTCTTCATTTGGTCTAGAGGCAATTATTCTTGGATCTTTAAAGATAGTTTCATTGGTCAATGATACTGGTTCATATCCTTTATCTTGGAATGAAAGTTCAGTTCCATCAATGCTAGTTCCAGATATAGTTCTTACTTGAGCACTAATATTTGTTCCATTTGGCAATGTATAATCAATATGTGGAACTATACTTTCAAACTGAATATTCTTTGTTGCCTTAGCGTTGGAGCCACCACCAATTTTATTAGAATTGAAAACAGAAGATCCTGAAATTCTTATGTGATATGAATCGAGAGTTACTTTACCTTCAATTGTATTAGAAGAATTAATAAGATTATGTGTTGTATTAATTTTTCTTAAAGAAACGCCAGCAAATTCATATTTTTGAATGGGTGTGTTTACACGATAAGTTCTAGGAATTGTACCATCAATACCTCTTGTTGTTATTCCTGTTAGAATATTATTTCCAACACCAGTATAAGCAATAATTTCATCACCGATCAAAGCAAATCCTGGATTTACTGCAGAAACTTGAGCACCTTCAAACATATTAAAGTTAGTGCTACTAGCAACGCTAATGTTATCGATAGAACTTACTGCATATCCAACTTGAATTGAAGTTGCAACAGTATCACCACTAATTCCAGAAATTGTAACAATATTATTAGTAGCGTGCATTCCATGATCTTTATGATTTACCTTGAAGTAGGTTCCATCATATTGATCACTATTAGATGTAATCGTTGAAGGAACAATTGAAAACAGGGTTGATCCAATGCCAACACCAACACCTGCAGTTGGTACATATTGAATTTGATCAGAATTATTAAAGTTTGTTCCAGTTACATTAGTTAAAGCAAGGGTGTTTATGGCAGTAATAATTCCAACAGTAAATACTAAATTCTGACCCAAGGTATTGCTTCCAAGGGTAGCAGTTAGTGTATCTCCAACTGTATATCCATGACCACTTGCAGTAACACATACACTTTCAATTGATCCACCACTAACAGTTACAATACCAGTGGCTCCTGTTCCAGATCCAGTAAGTCTTGTAAATGTTACTCCTTGAAATGTTCCATTAGAATATCCAACGCCAACATTGGTAATATTTAATCCAGTATTTGCTAAACCAACTGCACCACGTAAACTTTCAACATAACCACTAGAAGTAGTATTATCTTGAAGAATTCTTGAACCAACAACTACATGTGGTGATGTAATTGCTGAAGATAATCCTAAAGTTACTTTTTTAGAGAATACTTCAATCGGATTTGGATCTAAAATATTTCTGTAATTAAATGTTCTTAATTCTGGATTGTATAATTTAAATGCTGCTTTTTGCGTAGTAAATTTCGCTTTACGTGCAGTGTATTTCAAATCTTCAAGTTGAGAAGCATCCCAAGTAGATGCATTTTGTGATTTAAATAACGAACCTAAAGATGGTTGTTTATTAATGATAACTTTTTGAATTTCTGGTAGATTTATAGTTGAAATATCTTCTTCACCAACACGAGAAATCCAAACATTGTAAGCATCAGTATCCGCAAGAATTACAAAAGCATATTCTCCTTTTGATAGATATACTGGAGCATCAAATGTAAATGTTGTTGGAGATAATGCATTAGATGATGTCGTAATTTCATTAGGATATTTAATAATACTAGATCCTTCGACAATATTTCCTGAAGGTGATCCGTTTTCAACTGTTACTATTCTTAGTTCTACAGGAATTGTTGAACTTTTTGTTGCAAAGTAAAGATCAACTGAGGTATAGAAAATACCAGGGTCTTCTTCAACAAAGAATGATTGTGCTAATGGATCTGATGGTGCAGGTGGCGGACGACGAACAATTGTTGTCTGTGTCTCTAAAGTTCCTTGCGAGAAGAAGTTTGCATTTGCTCCGCTTATAACAACACCAGCAACATTAGACGGAGTTTTTTCTGCAGATACTTCGATAGTATTTGTGCCATTTACAAATTTTGGATCTGTATTTGGAATATTAATACTTGCAATTAAAACACCATTTGCGTCACTAATTAAACGAACTTCCTCTACAATTGCTTCGGCATTACTTGTTTCTCCAACAAGTATCATTCCCTGAGCAACATATCCAAAAAATCTTTCGTCGGATTTTTGATTTAATGAAGAAGTATCAATATTCAATACTTTAGTTGTATCACTATAAAATGATGTTAGTCCAACATTTGAATATGGATTGTTTGTGTAAACTGCTGTTGGAGCATTATATGGACCATCTTTATGGTTTGCTTGAGCAAGTCTAAATCTAACTTCTGGATTTGCTGTTGTGTTCTGGTTAGATAGAATTCTTCCAACAACAGTTTCTCCAACTTGGAATGATCCTTGAACTGGAGTTACTTCTAAAAGTTTTGGAACAGTTAATGACCTATTATCGGACATATCTGTTCTTGAGAAGAAACTAAAGAACTTAGTCGCTGGTTTTAATCTTAATGCCTTAAATTCAATATTTTGAGATCTTAAGTTTGGGATTTCTGTTGATGATGTAATGACTTCAGTAGTTCCAAAACCACCATCAATTGTTTTATATTTTCTTTCAATCCAAACATCTTTTGATGGATTTAAACTCATGCTACCACGCCAGGCAACAACATCAAATGGATTGATGTTTACTACTCTACTTGCAAACGGTTGTTTAAAATCCTCTACTTCAGAATAATTTAAAGTTACAATATTTTTAGATTTTTTAATATTTACAGACCCAAGATCATTTGCATATCTTACATCGACACTTAGATCTGGAGATCCACTTGTTCCAATCAAAGATTCAGATCCGACTAATAAATCTACACTATCGTAGTATGATCTTGCAACAAGTTGATTGTTGTTAATATCATACTTTATTGATGGTAGTGTTTTATCTGCAACATCAAAAGTACTAAAATTATCAACAACAAAACCAGATTTGAACTTGTCAAGACCAGTATCTGGATCTTGAATAACTAAACTTGAAGTTTTTGCTTCAAGTAAAGACAAGCTTGTATAATATTCTAGACCAGCAATTCTATCCTCAAGTTTACCAATATCAAGCATTGTGTAACGCTTATTGGATTTAAAATCAATCGCTACATCAGTATCCATATTATATACATATGGCGAATATGTAATTGTTGCAAGTTCAAATGATCCATCAACTACTTCTGGTAAGACGGGACGTTCTGAAGAAACACCTTTTGAAATTGTAAACGTACTATCCTGGTTGAGGAATAGTCTATCAATTCTTCCAGTATAAAACTTATAATCTAAAACAATATTTTCATCAGAAACAATAACATTAGGAACAGTTTGTCCAGATCCGCCAAAGTTTCTGGATGAAAATTCAAACGGAGATAATAATCCACTATAGTTTGCTACTCTTGGTCGAAAATCAATAATATCAGTGTTTCTAATATTATTAAAATTTGGAACATTTATATCATAATCTGGATAACTATTGGTTGTAATAATTTCACCATTATCACTAGAATTAATAGTGAAGTGATCGAAGTAAATTGTTAATTGCTTTGAAGGTTCTTGCGATCCAGATTTTCTAATTAATCTACCAAAATCATAATACTCAAGTCTCTGTCCAGTATCAAAACTAAAGTTATCTAAAATATTTTGGTCACCCAAATTAATTTGTGATATATTTCCAGTTACTCCACTTTCTTGGAATACAACCTGCTCACTTTCAGTAAAACTTTGATTATTTTTTGTTATATAAAAAATTTGATTGGTTCCTGATTTACCAAGAACCATAGCAGATGCACCTGAAGAACTACCAATTAAAATCTCACCAACAATTAAGTCTTGATTTGTTGCATTAGGACCATTCAGTGATGAAAGAACTAAACTTGGAACTGTAGGAGCACTAGTTGTTGATGATTGGAATACTGCATGAACATTTACAACATCTGCAACGTCAAGAGAAATCTCTTTATCTTGAACACGTTTTCCATAAGCAGTATTGAATGTTAATCCATCAATAATGCCTGTTGAAATTCCAGAATAATTATATTTTGAACCAGATACTGTAATTGAAGCAGCACGATTTAAAATTTTATTCTTAGATGTAACTTTAGATTTCTGTTGTGTTGTTACAACAATTACTCCCGTTTCACTAGTCTTAGATAAACCAAAAATAGTTGCGCCCTTTCCACCATTTGTTAGTTGAAACTGATCTGATGTTAATGGTTCAACTGTACCATCCATATAGAAGACGGAATACCGTTCTTCATCAAAGGGTGTATAAACAAAATCAGTTCCCGCTAAAGATGGAAGATCTAAAGATCCTAATGATGATGAACTTCTATCTCTATATTCCTTCCTAATGAAAATATCAGAAGATGTTAAATCTACACTTTCAATATTTTTATTAGGAAACTCTGCATACATGAAACCAGAGTTTGCGTTTTTGATTTTTGGTGCAACAATTAGAAGACCAGAAACACTGACTGCAGATGGTGGTAGTGTTCCAGTTGCAACACCAGAAACATTTGTAACTGCTTCAACAGTTAAACTTTGTAATGTCGGTGCAACAGTTTTTACTCTATTATAAACACTACCAGATACATCAGTTCTAGCGTAAGAAACAATATCGCCCGTCTTAATTCCTACAGTCCATCCGCTTGTAGAACTAGTTACTGTTGAGATACCGCTAGAACTAGATGTAATAGTAAATGGTTTTGCACCAAAATTAAGTTTTGGTTCTAAAACAGTGTCTGCACTGAAAGTTGTAATACCAACCTCAGACCTTACCGATCTTATGTCGGTTAGATCAAATTCTAATACTTTAGTAATTACTCTACCATTCTCAATTCCATTTACAAAAATTGCTTCATCAATAATAAAGTTTCCAGATGTTTGGTGTAGTGTTAGAATATTTCCAGAAGAAGTTCTTAAATATCCTTTAGCTCCAGAATTTTTTCCTTCAATTAGTGCAGGAGATACTAGCGTTAATGCTTCATTTAAAGTGATTTCGGTATCAGTTTGAATATCATATAGGTATAAATCAAACTGTGATGCATTATTAGAGTACTCGGTGTTTGTACACTTATAGTCATATATTCTTGCTCTACCAATACTTTGTCCAGTAGTAGCAGCTTTAATAGATCCAAGTCTATGACTACGAAGATCTACATATCCCGTTGTTGCAAGTCCAACGCTTGCGCCACCATAAACGTTGTTTACTCTTAGAAGATTTCCAGCTTGGAATGGAATTCCAGCACCTAAAACCAATGTAGTTTCTCTTGGTCTTTCTACGTCTAAGAAAGTTGTTCCGTGAGTTTCTACTTCATATCCTTTAACGTATGCTTTTCCAGGACCAACTTGTATTTCTAATAAATTTTTTGATGGTTGATTACCCTGATCAGTATTTTCTTCTGGAAAGAAAACCCCAAAAGTTGAATATCTATCGTTTAAACTTTCCTTTGCTTGAATATCAAATTTATTAACATAATAATCTCCACTTTCATCGTATGTCCTTCTTGCTAATTCTTTTGCAATTTCACTATAAACTGTTTTACTAACAATTTTTTTAACTTCACCATTCTTTATTCTGAATAGTTCAATAAAATTTTCATCTTGATAATCTTCTAAATCTTTTTTGATTAAAGACAAGCTGATTTTTAATCTATCTGCACCTGGTGCAGTATAGTTTGAGTAACCCTGAGCATTATCATATAAAGTTGGATCATTAATAGCACTTACGATTTCTTCATTTACAAAAAACCCAACTCTATATGATGGAATATTTGAATATTGATCTAAAATAAGAGTTTCATCACTTACTGAAATAAATGCTCCTCTTGCAAAGAATACACCTTCGGTTACCGAGAATGAAGATCCTGTTGCTGTGGCATTTGTGAGGACACAAGTTGCAAAATCAGATCCAACTGAAATTGTCGTGGATCCATATGTAAAATCTGAAAGTGTTACTAAGTTTTCTCCATCAAGAAACTGATCTGTGGTATAATCTTGTTCCGATGATTTTTGATACTTTACATATAAAGTAGTAACACCTTCAATAGATTGTGTTTTAGATAAAACTTTTTTTACAACTGCTGTAATACCAGAAGTTTTTCCTTGAATAGTTAATCCAATAAGTTTATCATAATACGTTTCAACTGAGATACCAAAAAAAGTTGGTTCTAATTTTACTGCATAGTATCTATCATCATATGCAATAGAACCTGGAATTACTACAGATCCCTCTTTAAAGAAATGGCTGCCAAATTTCTCAACCTGATCTTGGAAAATTGCTTGTAAAGTTGTTAATTCTCTTGCCTGAATAGGAATGCCAGGTTTGAAAAGAACCCTATTATAATTCTTTGCCTGATCAAAGTCATCATAATATGGATTGGTGTTGAGGTTAGTGTTTTGTGGCATTGGATCAGAATTCTAAAACAATTTTAATATCTTCTCTTTGGTTTGAGGCTCTTGTTACTTCTGGACGATTGTCAATGTAAATTATTTCACCAGAATATTTTTTAATTTCTGGTTGTGCAATACCGTTATTAAAAGTTTGTCCAAAATAATAATCTCTTGAGTTGACAGACGTAGAAACTCCAGTAAATGTTGTTTCGATGCCTACAGTTTCGGTGCCAGTAGTTGTTGTTACAACTACATTTACACTTCCTCCTGTTCCTGGAGAACTTGTAAACTTATTTAGACTGTATCCATAAGTTGGTTTAGAACCAGTTGAACTATCAGTAGCAAGATCTCTATCTTGCCAATATCTTAAGATTTTTGTAATTGGGTCATATGAAATAATCTTTCCAACTGCAGTTGATCCAACACCAACTGTTTGTCTAACTTGTCCATCAACGGATACACTCATTGTTGTTGTAGCAGCACCCGTTAATCTTAAACCATATACACTAGATGCAGATGATGCTGTCAATATATTTGAAGTTCCATTGACAAGAGGATTTTTAAGAATACCAATACGTGCAAATTGATTTCCTGTTGGGAAATCTGGATTTGTTATATCACTATTTTCAATTCTGGAGTAAATTAATACCCTATTAGCACCAAGTTCTTTATCAATATCTGCACCATGTCCTCCTGGTGGCGGAATAATTACTGAAAAACTTGCACCAGATCCAGTAACAACACTATCAAGATCTAGTGTTCCGAAAGTATATCCAGTTCCACCATTTGTTACTGTTGCTGATGTGGGTTTACCATCAATGAATGTAACGGATGCTAATCCATCTCTACCATCACCTTTGATAGGAACATTATTTTTTATACCACTATATTGGTATGATGCAGTAGAATTACTTTCAATAACAACAACTTCAATCTTACCATCAACGGCAGCATTTCTTACATCTGATGTATCTATATTTGTTTTCCAGTTTGCAGGAACAGGAATATATTCGACGCTATCAAATTTTACAATATCGCTTGGTTTAATAGTGAATAAGTACTTCCAAATATACCCATCACTTTCTAATCTTGGTTGAAGATCCGTATGTGTTGGTTCCTCAAGTGAAATAATTCCTTTACCACTGTTTGATGGAGATGCACCATTGTAAATACACTCATAAACTCTATAATCAGAGTTCATTACATAAAAGTTTGCTTTATATAAACTTGTAGAATTTGTTTGTGGAGAAGTTCTGTTAATAGAATAATCGTGGCGGTACATTTCATAAATTGTACCAGATGTCCAAGAAATTTTCTTAATTACTTTCAATACATCACTTGAAGTAATCCTTTTGGCAGAAATTACCGTGTCGTATATATCGCTGTATTGATCAAAACTATCAACTGGATATGGAGTATTAGTATTCCAATCTGCATTTACTTCCGTTGCATTTGGTAAACCAATAAACACATAGTAGCTGTTATCAGCAGTTGAAATACCACTGACAAAATTAGATGCATTCAATATTCTGATCTGATCAGTAATGATCGCTGGCATTATTTTATAAACTTTTTGTTTTATTTATGAGTAATCTAAAGATAACTTTGTAGTTCTAATAATTTGTGGAGCAGTTGAAATGCCAGTTAGACCATTAAGTGAATTGCAAGTGAATGCTAATCCAGTCGTTCTTGATGATGTGAATTTAGCCCAACTATATTCACCATAGAAATTACCGCCACCAGAACCCAACCCACTAAAGTTTAAACCGTGTTCAGCTTCAACATTGACATGAACTCTCATTGAAAAACCAGTTCCAACTGGACTAATATGGTTTACTTGATAAATTCCATCTAAAAATTGTGTTGAGATACCAACTATAGACAATCTATCTTGTGATAAAGCAGTTATTCCATTACCCACATTAGATCTGGAAACTACAAAATAATCACCAGTTGCAATTCCAGTTACACCAATATTACCAAAAGCAGCATCCCTTAGTGGTGAGTTTAAAGGAATATAAAAATTGAATTGTAGACCTTGACTTGTTGTGCCAATTCCAGTAATAATTCCTTCATCACCAGAAACTGAAACTGATGAAATAGTTTCTATTGGTTTGATAAAAGATGTTGTTCCAAATCCAGTATTATCCTTATCACTATCAATAATCTGAATATCAAATGATGTAGTATTTGGATCTTCCGTTTTACTGAATACTAAACTACCTCCATCAGCATAGAAGATACTATCTGTTGTTGTAACTGATTTAATAATTCTTGCTGCAGGTTTAATTTTTGCAGAATATTCTTCTCTAGATTTACTTACTTTAATACCGTCAACAAACAAGTCTTCTTGTTGCGGACACCAAACTACAGGTCTTAATGGTGTTGTCGATTGACTGATACCATTACCTTTGTAATTATTTGTTTGAATAGTATCTCTAGAAACAATTGCTCTAACAATTCTTTCTGTTTGTTCAACAGGAATAATTTGATTTGGATTTTTTAATATAGTTACACCATCTCCTACTTTAATGGTTGCAAGAGCAGTATCTGTGTCAATATCGGCATCAGTTCCTCTATAAAACAATATTTGCAATGATGATTCTGGTACTGGAGGCTCCGCAAATGTTATTTGAGTACCTCCTTCAAACGTGTAAGCATCTCCTGGTTTTTGCAAAACATCATTGATGAATACTAATAAAACATCAGATAAATCTATTGGTGATCCAATAGATTTTTCGATACTTAATGGAACACCATTTTCTGTTATTGTAAATGTTGTTTTAGAACCATTAAACTCTGAAGAAAAATCATCAAGAACCTGAAGCTTTCCAATTACCCATCCAGCAAATTCATCATCTCTAGTTTCCTTAACAGTAAATATTGCATTGACAAAACTAGATCCAATACTTGTAACTGTTGGAATACCCGCAATTCTTAATTGTTCACCAACAGTAAATCCATAACCAATATTGTTTAGTTGGAAAGATGTAATACTTAATCCAGCTCCTACAAAGATAGATGCTGAAGCACCAATACCAGTTGATGAACTTATTAATTGAATATCATCATAAGCAATAGGAGCATCAAAAGAAATTGCAGGAATATTTGTCCAAGTGTATCCCACACCTGGAGCATTCATAAAAATATTAGATATTTGTCCATCTAAGACCGTGAACGTGCCAGCAGCTCCAGTCGTAGGATTTCCGCCATTGACATAAACTCTATAAGTAGTTGGACCGTTTCTGTATCCGCTGCCAGAATATCCCAATGAGACTGTGATTGTTCCAAATCCAGAGACCACTGCGGTTCCTGTTCCGACATATTGTGGTTGATATCCATAACCCTCAGAATTTCCTAAAGAAACAATTAAACCTTTTCTTGGGAGTTTATTTGCATTTACATCTGAAGTGCTATAAGCTTCTACAGGTGCATCGCTATTTCCACTAAACCGTATAGATGTTATTCCAGTTGATGATCCACCAAGAAAATAATAATCAATATCTGGTTTTTGGAAAATATTATTGACTAATAATACACCAAAATCACTCGTAATACCAGTTGTATTTACACCAGAACTTGTTATTGTAAATGTTTTTGCGATACCTGTAAAATTTTGTGAAATATCATCGATAACAATATTACCATCATAATTTGATTTAATAAAAGATCTACCTTGGAAAGAACTTCCATTTATGATATCAACATAAACTAAATTATGTGTTCCTATTCCAGCATTAGTTAATGTAATTGCTATTCCAGCGTTAGCATTGTCTAAATTTGTGGCAAAGGAATAATTATTTGCTGTATTTTTAATTAAGAAATAATTATTATTTGGAGATATTGGTGATGGTGGTGTTAAACTTCTTACAAGAACTTGAGATCCAGTTGCAAAAATATCAGAAAGTACTGTAAAACTATTGGTGATTAAATTTACATTTTCAGACGAAAATCCTACAGTGTACTTTATACCACCAAATGGGACATCTGCAAAAGTAATTACATCTTTAATGATATTATAATCGCCAAATATAAGTTGAATTGTATCTCCAACAGAATGACTTCCTACGGAAGTTCCCATCCACATTCTATCGACCAACATTTCATTTGTATTGCCATTGAAACCAATGACTTGAATTCTCATAATTTCATCATTAATCTGAATTAGATCATAATTCTTAAAAAGACTAATATCAGATACTTGTAAAATTCTATTGTTGATAGAAGTAAGAATTGCTGTAGATCCAACACGCTTGTAGATTGGTGATTGAATAATATTATCTAAAGCGATAATACACTTACTATTCTGTTTTTCTGCTGTAAAGGAATGAGTTGTTCCTATTCCAACAGAGGTTAAATCAATAGCGTTTCCAGCATAAGCAAAACTTGCTGCGGCAGCAACTTTAAACTTATTTTCTGCTACCTTTATTGCAAATACTCTTTGTGGTAAAGTAGTTGCTCCACCAACACCAGGACTAGATGGATTAATACTTATAGCGGTATTTCCTGGTCCAGCATTATAATAAAGTGGTTCACCTGTAACAAAAAAGTGATTGTTAATTACAAAAGTATCTGCACCGAGTAAAACTGAAGATGTATTAGATCCATCAAAAATTTTATGAAAGATAGGATCGCCTTCATGCGTCAATTTAAACGAATACCTAAAAGTTTCCGTTGATGAATTATACTGCTTATTTACGGATCCTAACTCAAATCCCATGTCTTTTTTGGAATATTTATGGAAGGGTTATAACGACATCAGATGATACATCATCTGGTTTATCAATTCTAATCTCAGACGTTCTAACAATATAAGTTTTATTTGCTTTTGGAGTAAATCTTAAAAGAGCATTTGTTCCAGAAACCGTCATATCAATATTCTGAATATCTCGTTTATTATCTACAGATGTTGATAAGTTATTATATCTAACGTAATTGACAATATCACCATATACATTTGCTGCCACATGGAAGAACGAATATTCATTATCTGTTGTGTTATAAACTTCAATCATATATTTTACAGAAACATAATTATTTGATGAAATAACAGCAATATTTTCTGCTGAAGGTGTTGCAGAAGGTGCGATAATAGTTCTTGTGCAGTTTAATGAAGCATCTCCAACTTCAAGAGATGTGCCTGGAATACCCCCAGGAACTGTAGTTGCAACTCCTACCAAAGTAGATAACATAGCAACAGTAACACCTACTCCAGCGGCAGGTAACCACTTCAGATGAAGTGTATTTGTTGCTGTCATATCTGCAATAAATGTTCCAAGTCCAACTCCACTATCCATTTTGCCAAATTCAATATATTGGCAAGTTGATCCTATTCCAAGGAAAGATGCCTCAGTAATATTTTTCTCATTAATTCCAATTACAGAAACAATTACACTACCACTCTTAAATTCATTTGCATCGATTGATTGAATAATTTGTTCTGTTGGTGATCCAGACAAAGCAATAAAAGAAGAAATTCCAACTTTTTTGATGTGTCCAAATGATGTTGTTCCTACACCAACAGACGGATCAATTTTTTCTTTATAGAAAGTTATATCATAAGCATATGTGGTGTTATATGGTGAAAATAGAACAGAAATTGTTGTACCAGAAATTGAAGTACTAAAATCTCCCAAGTCAAATGCATCAGACAAATCTGAATATTGATTATTAAATGATACAGATCCATCATGAGAAACTACAAACTCAGTATATTGAGTTTCATTAAATGTAATTCCTAATGATGTATCAAGAACAACTTGTGCATAATATTTGATAGCAGATGCTTGATTAACATCAAAACTATCAAGTTCTATTGTTCTACTTATATCTGGATCTGAATAGAACTGTGGACTGATATCATCAATTTCAAGAACTCTATTTGACTTACAGATTAAAGCATCCCCAAAACGATTTGATTGGAAAACAATTTTATCACTGATTGTTGCATCACTATTTGTTTTTTCGTAAACGAGATCCCAATCATGCTTACAATACATTTTTACTGTATCTGGAGCAACTAATATAATTGTACTAGATTGAGTTCCAACACCAACCGAAACGCTAGTACTACCAAGTCCAGCTAAACTATCTGACGGAATGAGTAAATCAGAATGTTTTTTAAATCCTGAAATATGCGCTAGACTATCAACAGGTTCACTCCAACTACTAATACCAACTTTACTCTTTAATGAATATGCAAATTGTTGATAGTAATCACTATCATGAATTCTTTGGAAGAAATCATTCAATTTTCCAGTATCTTTTTCCCAACCAAAATCTTTTGATATTGATGAATTAACATCAAAAGATCCTGAATAATCTTGCATACTCTCAATAATTCCAGAAGAACCTGAAATTCTTCCTTTTACTAAATCCCCAGTTTTAAGACCGACAAGACTATCAACTCTCAAAATATTTGTTACAGGTCCATTTCCAGCAATAACATTTGAAGAAGTTGAATTAGTATATACTTCTTCTCCATTATAGAATTGTCCTTCCTTCAAAGTTAAACTGAACTTAGCAATATCCTTAACATTAGATACGGATCCATACTGTAATCCATCATGAATACCTGGATTTTCGTCTACTGCATATGAAATTGTTGCTTGATTTAATAGTCCAAATGCGGTATTTATTCCAGTGATAGTCCAATAGCGATACTCATATTCCGAAGAATTATATCCCTTTCCAGTAGAAACACCAATATTCTCTACAAATATTTGATCACCAATAGCGAATGGAAGAGGATTGCTTGTTGTAAATCCTGTTGTTGGAGTTTGAAGTCTTAGTGTAACATTTGGAGAAGAATATGTTGCACTAATAATTCCAACACCATTAGTATTATTAATTGCAATGACGTAATTATCAGTGCTCTTAAGATTTCCTCCTGGATTATTAATACTTACTGATCCAACACTATTTCCAGATAACTTAGCAACAATACTTGCTTGGGTGTTGATTGTATCGGATTTTCTATTATAAACAATTAAATCTGGAGCAACAAGATATTTTGAACCTGTTGAAGTAATCGCTACTGTATTGACGGTATAATTATCTTTTAAAATAATTACTTGAGGAACTGCTGCTTGTGGACGAAGAGTTTTATCTGATGAATAATCATAACCAAAATCTATTATTTTTACAGCATCAATAGCGCCGATATTGGATCCATATACCCTTAAAGATGCTGAAGATCCAGTGGTAGATGCAACAGATGCTTTTGGTAAAGATTTGTAATTTTTACCACCATCTGAAATATCTACTTTTGCAATTGGTCCACTTACATTGGTAGAATTTGTAATATAGTTAATATAGGAAGCACTAGTATATCCTACCCTTTCAGGAACTTCAAATATATTAAATGTAAATGTTTGATTTGTAGTAGTTGTTAATGAGTGTGTTCCAGTAAATTTACTAACATTTACAATAATTTTTGAATAGTCCTCAATATCTTTATTAGTCTCAATAATTTTTGTTGGGAGTTCTGATGTAAATTTGTAATATAGAACTTTAGGGACTTCATTAGTAAAATGAACTGTCGTTTTTGCTGATGTAATGCCTGGTGCAAGTTGATTTGTTATTTCTAAAGATGAAACTCCAGATCCAACAAATTTCTTAGTGTAATTCTTATCTAAGAAAAATTCTAATTTTGTATTTAAGAGACTTGAATCTGAAAGATCAAATTCCAAGTAATCTCCAGAAACTACATTCAATCTTGGATTAATTGATGATCCGATACTTACAAATCTAGTTGTAGGATTATAAATTGCAGAAATTGAACTTGTAGCAGTAGAAACTACAGATAAATCAATTATATCATCTGGTCTTAGTAAATGAGAAGACCCTGTTGATACAACAACGTCTACAGTCTTAACGTTACATGTTACAACATTTTTTCTTGTTGTAAATAAATGACTATTACCTATTCCAATATTTCCATTGAAATAAACTCTTGATAAATCTGAATTAATACCAGTTTTTGCATTTGTAAGTGCAATCAAATCTTTTGTAAGTTTTTGTACATACATTTTTGATGGCATTGGTGAAGTTGTACTTCCATTCAATGAATACGTCAATGAAGTTCCTGCTCCAGGACTATAAAAGACTTCTTCACCATGAACAAGAGGATTATCTGGTAAGAAAATAGTTCTAGTTGGAATAAAGATAGATTTTTGACTATTTCCTGCACCAATATAGGAAATAGTTGTTCCAATTCCAACTCCATATGATAATCCAACACCAACAGACGTTGAAGCATCAAAAAAGATAGTTTCGTTCTTTGGTGTAGAAAGGGAAACAACTTTTTCTAGTTCATAACTAAATTCTTTTTCGAGCCTAACAATTTCTGAACGATTTGTATGTGCAGCACCAGTTGTTCCATTATAGTTTCTTAGCAAATTTAATTTATTATTTGCTTTATCAATTCCCATAACTAGGAATTGTTCATTATCAATTTTTATAATATCATTAGTATTAAATTTAGATGCAAGATCTATAATTTGAACACTAGTTGTAAGTCCAGTTGCCAGCATAGATGTTGCTAGACCAGAAGTTACACGCTTCACATCAATTTTAAATGTTCCTGTTAAGTTACTAAACGACGTAGAAGATATTCCAACGATGCTTACATAAGATCCAGCTGATAAATTATGTGGAACTGTTGAGATAGCAGTTACAGATCCATTATTACACACTAAATCAATATTACTTAATGTTGTAATTGATGACGTTATATTTGTTACTGCAATACCAACAACTTTTGATACTTTTGCAATAGGTCCAAATCCAAAAGTATCTGAGTTATCAAATAACACTCTATCACCAACATTATATTCAATACCACTTTCTACTACATCAATTTTTTCTATAGAACCAGATTTTACTTTAGAAATTTTTGATTGTACAAAGGTATTCTTAATATTATTACTAACAAATTCATATCCATCATTAATTTTATAAGCATCAGTATTTCTCACTAGATTTAGTGAAATTGGATCAATATCTTGATTTGAATTGTAGTCGTAATTAAAAATGCTTGGAGTAAAATTATAAGTATTTCCAATTACATATGGGAATAGTGGTTGTCTTACTCCATTAAATGGACTTCCACTATTTCCAATAATTGATGAGGATAATGTTGTATAATAAGCATATACACCATTTGGATATTCTGGAGTAATTGCAAAACGACCATTATGTTCATCTAAATCACCACTTCCTTGAACATAACTATAATCTTCTACAAAAAATCCAGCTGGATACTGTGTAATATTTGGACCATCTACTCTTGCACCAGAAATTTTTACATAACTTGGTTGTAAATATTTTAATGCTCCTGATCCATTGATATTAGTATATGCATACGGTCCGTAAATAGGACTTCCATCGTAAGCATATCCTACAATCGGAGAATGTTGAATACCAGTGTCATTTAAGAAAGTTCTTAAATTTCTTGGAATATAATAATTAATATAAGGATTTCCAAGTTTAGAACTTCTTATTGTTTCATAAAAACCATCATCAGAACTTACATCACCAATCTTTGCGTATCTTTCAACTTGATTAACTGTCCATTCTTTTAAGTTTGATGAAAATATTGCACCTTCTCCAGGAGTAGATGCTGTAATTGTTGTATTGCTTTCAGTATATCCTATACCAGTATCAATAATGTCAATACTGATGATCTGACCATTTAGAACATTTGCTTTTGCTTTCGCACCAACACCATCACCAGAAATAATAATATCTGGAATGCTAAAATAATTTGATCCACCACTCTTTATAATCACAGATTCTAATTTTCCATTAACAATAAATGGTCTCAATGCAGCATTAGAACCTTCTATGACTCTAATTTCTGGTCTATAATTATCATTAATAATTGTAGATCCAAAATCACTACCAGAATCTTTTACATGAATTGATGTTATTGATCCTCTAACTATTGGTGTAGCAGTAGCATTAGATGTTGTAATACCCTGAGAACCATTTAAAGTAACATTAATTGGTGGATAGTTAAAAATATGATATCCAGAACCAACACTAGTCAATCCAACATAATTTGTTAGACTGGTAGAGATTGATACTCTAAATTGATTATTATTAAGTTTTATAGCATAATATTTTGCAGTTGTACTTAAACCACCAATTGCTAATTCGGTCGTTGAATATTTTAATTCTTCGCCAGAATTATATCCGTGATTTTTGATTGTAATAGTATCTGTATATAAATTGATACCAGTAGGAGTTGTTATATTTTCTTTATTATAAAAAGTACCATTTTCAATAATATAAACTTTATCAACTTTTAATCTCCTTTCTTTGGTGTAAAAGGCATGAAATCCCTCACCATTGGAAATGATATCGAGAGTTGCAATACCCACAAGTGCTTTTTGCCTTGTTTCTGCCAAAGAAATGCTGTAATCGCTATTCTTAATGACAAAATAAGACGAACCATTAATTAATGTTCCTGGAGTTGTTCCAAGACCGATCGGTGTTGTTTCACGGGTATTGTAAATGATTTCTTCACCATGCTTAAATCCATGTGCTTCTGGGAAAGTAATTTTATCAGTAACAGTATCTACAATACCTCCAGTACTTGTACTATCAAAGTCCACTTGATGTGGAACTAATTTCATTTTTGCTTCTGCAGTAGCAGATCCGTTCCCACCAGAAATATAAACACTAGGTGCAGAAATATAATCTAATCCTTCAGTATCAACAAGAATTTCTTCTATAGTTCCAGTTACATGTGCTACAACAGATGCACCTACCCCAGTATGTCCATCTTGATAAACTGAAAGTCTTGGAGGATTAATTACATCAAAATTAGATCCCTCGTTAAGCACGCTAACAGATTGAATTGGACCATAGTAAACTTTGTCGGTAGATTTGTATGAATAAATTTCTACACCATTAACAAATAATCCAACTCCACCTTGAATAGTCTCAGATTTAATCTCACTAAACTCGGGAACTGAAAATTTTCTTAGTAATTTTTGTGCTCCTATTGTGGAAAAACCAACATTATATGGAGTTAATGTATGTGTAGTAACTCCAGATAAATCATTCGATGCAAATATTGTAATAAATTGACCTCTACGAGCATTCTCTAGTGAATACGCAAGTGATAATGTATTATCATCAATTTTACGGATATAATATGATTGATTAGTGCTTAAACCAGATACAGAATTATTTGTACTTGATGGTTTATATACCACAAGTTCACCATCATTGAAATGATGATCTGTAATCGAAATCTGGGTATTTGTTACAATGCCAGATGTTGTGAAAGATCTAATTCTCTTTTGAGGATTTATGTTCCAGTGTGGAAGACTATTTGATGCAACATAAACCTCTGTTCCAGATGAGTATGTATTTTGAACATCTGCAGTATAATCTTTATTTGTCTTTAATTGCCTTCTTATAAAATATTTTTTAGATAAATTTAAAGAAGCACAATTGACTTGTACAACTTTACTATTAATAATTTGTAACAAAGATCCAATTACAGTATTATTATCCTCATCTACAATTTCTAAAGTATCGCCAATATATAAAACATGATTAACAAAGAATTTAAATTCATATACATTTGATCCTAATGAAGTAATTGTATCGATATTATATTTTGATGGGGTATTATAGATCCAAGAAGTAAACCTAATATCCTTTTGCTCAATACCTAAAGTTGATACTTTAATATCGCTTTCTTCTTGTTGATTTAATGCATTTCCAACAAAATTATTAATTGAACCAACCACATTTAGATAAACTGGACTATCTAGATTTCCATCTTCATAGGAATATACTTGAAGTCCAGCAGCAAAAACTGTAGATCCTATGCCTACAGTGGTTGTAATACCAGAAACTCCAAGAAACTGAGTATAATTTTTGTCTGTATATGAAAGTTGAATATTTTCGTATCCCAAATCGCCCGTCTTAGCAAATCCAACAGTGCTGTCTACATTAATAATTGTAGATCCAGCACCAGAAGTTTTTGTAACAATGGTCTTCCCAACTTGAAGAAACTTGCCAATCGTAGTTCCCTTTGAAATAGAAATCTTATAATAAGTACTACCACTAATTAATGCTTTCTCAACATTATAAACAGATCCACTAGTCTGTAATGGTGTAGTATCTTGGAATAATGTTTGACCTTCAATTTTTGTTGGATTACCGCTAATTGCTTCACATACCAATACGTCATTTTTAATATAATCTGCATCCGATGGTTTTATAACAAATTGTTGAGGTTGAATCATTTCAACCTCTTGAGCATATAATACTTTAAAGAGAATTTTAAATGCTTCTTCAGTTCCTTTTGACTTATAAAAATCTTTTGCTTGTCTAATAAAATTAGTCTCGTTTAAATCACCATATAAACCTCTATCTTCAAATCCTGGAAGAACTAGAGTTTTTAATTTCTTTAAAAATTGATTTAAAAATATATTACTTAGATTTTCAACTTTTGCATTTACTGCATGTGTTGAAATTCCACTAGAATTGAATGTTAGATATTCTGGATGATTTGTTTTACTATTTTTTTCAATTCCACTAAATCCACGAACGCATCCAATAAATGATGTTGACCCAATACCTGCATAAGTAATAATCTCATCATTAATTTTTAGCAGACCCCATTGTGCTGGCCAACCATCTGTAGACTTAACATAAATGGTTTCATCAATACCGCTGATATAAGACGTTAGTGATGTAAATCCAATAAGATTTCTTGTATTAAGATAATCTAATCCCTTATATTCAACTAAATTGTCAGCAATATCAACAGGACCTCCCTGATACTCCTGAGAGTAATAATATTGCTTTAGAAATTCGCCAAAATAAGGATTTTCAACGGCAATATATTCAGGAACTTGGCTCTGAACAATTTGATTGATTTTGACTTTGGATAGGGAGGTTTCTATCATATGTTATCTTGTTTTCTTGCCATTTTGGTAGCTTGATTGAATATCAAATCTAGTTCCAGAAGTATTAGCACCTGATGAAATACTATCTTGCTTCATATAGAAATTGCTCTTAGCAACATCTAATTGTAGATATAATTCTTTTCTTGCTAACACATCATTTGATGATGGAATTGCTTGAACCTCAATAATATTATCTGGTAAACTTGTTGCTGTAATATTTACAGTATCTATAAGGATTTCACCAGTGCTATAATCGACTGTTCCAAATTTAGTTGACAAAATATTAATATCATCGTCAGATATGGTTTGGAACAGAAAAAGATTTCCAATATTTAAATTATTTACAACCTCATCGGAGAAATAGCAGGTGCCTTCAATACCAGAAACATTAAATCCAGTGCTTTTTATATTATAATTTTGTTTACCTGCGTAAAATTCATTATCAAAACACAATTCATATTGTGCGGGTTTTTTTATTGCGGCAATTAAATTCCTTCTAATTCTTACAGTTGTAATGTTTGAAGTAATTGCATTATTTACATTATCAACTAAAGAACAAATTTTACTATACTTAAATCTTCCGCCAAATTGATTTATTTCTGCGCTTTTTGCATACGAAGCAACAGCAGATACCACATCAGTCTTTAAATTATTTGGGTCTCCAACTAAATTTGCATTATAATAGATATAACTATCAATTTCAACATAAAGATATTTTAAATCTTGGAATTGAGGAACAATTCCTGCAACAGAATAATTTTTTAACGATTGCAAAAGTTGCTTTTTAGTAAAATCTGATAGGAAAGATCCATTCCTAGGTTTTGCTGCAATAAAAACTCTTCCATATTGTGGTGGATTTAGATCCTCACCACCATATGCACTCACACTTTCAATATTTGGGTATAAAGTTGGTAAAATTGCTTCATAATCACTTGCAGTAACTGCTCTATGCTGTGATGAATATAGTCTAGGAGCATAATATTTGACGCTTTCAACAGGTTCTATCTCATCTCCATTCTCAGATGGGACTTGTGTAATCAAATCTACACTAAATAAGGTAATATTTTCATTATTTTCATCAAAAATCGTTCCTGCAAATCTAAAATCAGACACTCCATTGCCGTCTTTCCCATTTGTCTTGACATAAGAAGCAGTAATTACATTTCCTGACTGTAATTTTTTACCAAAAATATCGTCACCAAATAAAATTTCATATTTTTCATCACTAGTCTCTTGTATTAAGTAGATATTTGATGTAGAAGTGATGCCAAGAATGTTATCTACTAACTTATATTCGGTAGAAGTAGTGTCTGTAAAGGTATTTTTTACCTTTACCCTTAAAGTTGATGTATCAACACTGTCGTTTGGAATGACATAGCGTTGATTTGGTTGAGAATTATTAACTATCCAAGAATTTTCAAGGTATTGACCTTGATATATTTCTAAACTACCAAAAGAAGTACCATTTTTTGCTGCTATGGTAACTTTTTCTGGTAAAGAAAAGATAAAATTAACATCAGAAACACTTCCATTTGCAACAATGCCAGGTTGAAATGAAATTGTATCCGTTATTGTCGAAATTCCACTAACAAAGAAGTCTACAGTTGCTTTTGCTGCACGTTTTGAACGTGGAACATATCCAATATTACGTGCTAGAGATACAACATTTTCACGTAATGTGGCAGAATCGATAAAAGTCTCATTTACCACCATGTTTGTATTATAAGCGGTAATATATGAGTTATATGCAAGCAAATTTATAATGACTGAAAGGTTAGATCCCTCAAAGTCATAGTCTGTAAAATTAGTATTTGCTCTTAAATAATCTTTAATTGAGGTTTTTATATCCTCAAAGTTTAAATTTGTAAACTGTGTTAGTGCCATTATAGTCTAGTTGGTTCTAAAATGAATGTAATCGTTTGGGTAGGCGTTGATAAACCAACTATGCCATAAGATATTGTGATGTCTAAAGCATTATTATCAGGATCTGCATCAACTTCAACGCTTTTTAAACTAACTCTTGGTTCAAAATTTGTTATAACAGTTTCTATTTCAGTCTTTATTGGATCTGTAAAATCGGTAGTTGCTAGTTCAAATAATGCCCCACTAATTCTAGTTCCAATTAGATTATTAAAAAATACCTCTCCAATTTGAATTCTTACCAGATTTTGAACAGATCTTTTAATTGCATCCTCATTTTTTAGAGGAAGAATATCATTTGTAACTGGATGACGCTTCATTGACAAAGAAATGTCTTTGAAACCCCTAGAAATTTTTTGAAGAGGCACTTTTTATACAATCTTCGTTTATTTATTCGTATTTATAGGGATTCCATAACTGGGTTCTGTTCCGTATTCCCAGTCATCATAATCTTCATCATTACGAATTTTTTCGTGAAGTTTATTTTGAATAGTCAAATTGTGAGTTTTTTCTTGTTCAAAGTTCATAATTGCTTAATTGAGTAAAATCAGAACTTTTTACGGGGTTTCTATCCCGAGATTTTCATAGTCTCATACATGAAGTCGTCTGAAGTTTCAATCTTTCTGAGGTTTTCCACAGAGTACTCTGTCAAATCTATTTCATAACCTGGATTTTTTGTAATTCTATTTTTTGTCCATGCATCATCAAACCAAAGGATTTTATTATTAGGATACGCATAGAAATTTCCATTATCCATTTTGAATACATGAGCACACTTATGTTCTGGGGTCTCACTAAAATTTGTATTCAAAGTAGATTTTGATTCCCATGACCAATCAAGAGTAAACAAATAAGTACCCTCATTTTTTTCTCCTCGATAATTTATAAGTTCAGCTCTAAGATTTGCAAGTCTAGATCTAATCTGAACATCAACATATGGGGAAAAACAATCCCACCACATACACTCTTCTAATTTTGGAGCAGGAACATCTGGTTTCCAACAGAATGCATGAATAGGTCTTCTTGTCCAGTTGACACCATTTTCTAAAAATGCTTCAAATAGTGGAACATGTTTCTCCAAAGATGCTACTGAATGAACATCACATAGTGTCACTTCTCCGTGACCTTTCTTGTGGTTATATAAAAACTCGTTACGAATATAACAAGTTATAGTCGGCAAATTGTGATTTAGATATGCCATAAAAAAAGACAGGATTTTGTCCTGTCTTATCTATAAATTATTTTGAATACGTTGACAATAATTTATCTATAGTTATAGAAGCGTCTGTCAACTTTATCACCGCCGATGTTACCATCAGCGACATTAGTAATGTTGATAAATCTATTCTATTGTCTGTATAGGTAAACTCCATCTTCGATAATAATGAGAAGTGGAATTCAAACCAATCTATTGATTATGAATTATTTTCCTTGACCTCTGTACCGCTTACCAACACCATTCCTACTTGTTGCAGAAATTTTTGTGTTCTTTGAGCGTCCCTGACGAGTATTTTTGGGATGAGATTCGATAATCTTTACCCCAGATGCAGTTTTTTTCAATGTCATAATTTATTCAATGTCGTAACCAAGATATTCTATCACGATATCGTCAGGATGGGGAGTACCATTTTGATAAAATTGATCAGCAAGTTCTTGCGTGATCTCCAACATATCCTCTTCCGTTACGGAAGAATAGATTTTTCTCCCCTGACAGTATATATCGTATTTCTCCATGTGTAATCCGACACAAATTCTAACTTATATATTAGATAACTCGTGTCTTCTCGTGTCCTACTCGACAGATTGGATCACACCAAATTTCAAATCCTGCCTTAATTGCATCTAGACAGAACGAAACATCCTCACCACACATATCTTGAACTTCTCCAGAATCGAAGACTTGCATTTGAGGAGCAAACCAAGGATACGTCATCTCTGGATGTTCAAATACACCATGCTTGATTAGTGTCCAACCAAACCCAGTATAATCGACAGTAAACGGCTTACGACGCTTTTGAATACCATCAACCATTTCATGATTCATAACACCGCCATTATTCTTGAAGTCATCTTCTTCAAGCCAGTGTGCAACCGATGTTGTTACGCCATCTTCAGTCGCATACCAACCACAAACAATATCCTTATCTATCCACACTAGGCGGTAGAACGATTCTGTATTGAATACGATGTCGCTATCAATCCAAAGTTGGTAATCATACTTTAGTTTACCATCCCAAGGAAGTTGATTTGGTCCACGAAGAACATTGGCACCAAGACACTTACAACGGGCAAAGTTGACCATTGAAGAATAGTCTTGTGAAATTTGAATTGACGCTCCATTTTGTACAAGATCAAAGCATAATTGTACAAAATTTTTGAGATATGTATATGAAACGCCTCTTCCAGGAAGACAAAAGACAATACTTTTGTCCTTGATCATTTGCTTTGCTTCTTCTAAGCTAAAATTATCTGAATTATTAGAAGATGCTGTAGGCGGTTTTGTAACCACTTTAAAACCTTTTGCCATAAATATACTTCAATTGATTTGTTTACGTAAACGGGTATCACCCAAAATTATGATACCACATTATTTAGAAACTGTCAATTTGCATATTTTGCTATTTCTGGAAATACAGTTCTCCAGTTTGTTCCCCTATCTTTATCTAACACATCAGCATATCTAATTGCATCATTAAACTCATCTTCATTACGTTCTTTCATTAGCTGTTCCCAATGTTGATTGGATATTTTTAAAACCTTTGGTCCAATTTCATCTTTTAATTCTTGAGGTAGATGTTGAGGACTTAAAAACTCGGGTTCACGTACAAAATTTGTATACAATTGCTCATAATTATTTTCAAATAACCATTTAGATGTTTCTTCTAAAGAAGTTATGCTAAACAAACTTGGTGTTACTGTTGCTCGAAGCTGTCCTTTATTATTTTCTTCTAGATATGCTTTAACTTCTTTAACATTTTCTATTGTTAGATCCCAATCTGTTGGATATCTTAACCAATGATTTCTTTCTCTTATTGCATCAACACTCCACTGAATTCCAATAAACATGAATTCATCAAAGTACTTTTTCATTTTTTTTACTGTCATCAATGTCATATTTGAAACTATGGCAAGACCAATATTTTTAGAATGACCAGTTTCAATTAATTTATCGAGTAATTTAAAACTTGGCCGCATCAACATTGGCTCTCCTCCAACAATATTAATATCATGAATCTTGTGTCCATAAGATACAATCTCATCAACAATTCTATTAACCTGTTCTGGTTCGAGTGGTTTTAATGTTCCATTGCTTAATCTTTCTTCATTATAATGAAAATTTTTGTTAAAGATAGGATCATTTATTTTCTTTATTACCGAAATTCTTGAGCTAGAATTATCTGCAAGACATTCGTAACATTGTAAATTGCAAGAATTTCCATAAATATTAATTGCAAGGCTTATAAATCTAACGTCATTATCTTTCATAGTACCGTCTGTATTAAACAGGTCTAAAAGACAATTTCCATCGCCCCTAGTACCAGGGGGATCTAAAAAGAATAGAAATTCTTTTCTAGGAGAATTGTTAACTTCTGCTTCTTGCTTCCAACAATTGCCGCAGTATGTTTCTAAAAACTCTGTTTTTTCGCCTTGAAGCATTTCTCTTCTAAGGCGATTGAATTCTTCACCTGTAAAATGATCTATGGGTAAAGTGGTTCTAGGATTAGTTTCGCTTTTCCATATAGTTGCCCAACAACATGGAGTGTAGGCTTGCATTGTCAAGTTATTATAAATTCTAAAAAAGGGAAATGAGCAAATAACTTTATTATCTTCCATTAGTAAACCTCAATATCATATTGCTTGGAAAACTGTATCGCATCATCCCAAGTATTTACAATAGGGATTCCACGAATATTTAGTGATGTATTAAGAAGAGCTGGACAACCAGTACGCTCATACCAACACTCAAGAATTTCTCTAAGGATGCTAGAAGACCATGTAGGAACTGTTTGAACTCTAGCGGTATTATCTACATAAACACATGCTGGGATGTAATCAGGACGCTTACAGTCGTATACAAAGGACATATAGCGACTATTTGCGGGCATACAGAAATAGTCCTGACAATGCTCCTCTAAAATAGCAGGAGCAAATGGACGAAACTTCTGTCTCTTCTTAACAGTATTAACTAAATCCTTCATCTGGAGTGTTCTAGGATCCGCTAGAAGACTTCTATTACCTAAAGCCCGTGGTCCAAACTCAGCCTGCCCATTTGCAATCCCACACATACCTTTGTGCAGTAATGTGTCAACGATTTGCTTGACGTCAACCGTTTTTTGAATGTTTTCACCCAAATACGGGGTAAAATTAACTTTGCCACCATAAGATAACAAAGCTGCCCCTAAGGAAGCTCCAGCATCTCCTGGATTGGGCATAATCCACATGTACGGGTGCTCATTTTGTAGCTTAGTGTTCACTACACAATTTAAAGCAACACCTCCGCCATAACAAATATTATTACTATGATGTCTTGCTTTATTGAAAATTTTTCTCAGTTCCTCATAGAGAACAATCTCAGCACTCTTTGAGTTGTCTTCTGGATTTCCTTCAAGAGAGATGGGAAAGCCCTTGTGGTTATTTCTAGAGAGCAAGTTACGCGCTTGTTCAACGTATAAGGGTTTGCCGAACGCTGCCATACCCATAAAGATGTATTCTTCGTCTAAGGGTTTCAAACCTGCCCATTTCGTATAAGCCGAGTACCACAATCCAATAGAATTTGGATACTTCTTAGACCACACTTTCTTATACTTAGCACAACCCTCCACCATCTGAGCGTACCAGATTGAAGCAGTATCCCATTCTCCAATACTGTCTACGACAACACATGCAGCATCGGAATATGGCGATGTCTGAAATGCTGCAGCAGCATGGGAGAGATGATGTGAGTAATACTGATTAGGAGTGATGTAGATATTCCTTTCTTTAAATGCACTCTTATACTGTCCCGCAAAGAACTGACGAGTACGCTTTAACCAAGGACGTTCATAGAATGCAACGATATCATCTTCAGTATGAAGCAATGCTTCTGCACATACTGATAGATTTAGATGTTTATCATGTTTTACTCTAGAATAACGTTCTGCATGGGCAGCAAATTTGATTTTACCGTTATTGATGACTGATATTGCAGCATCATGAAATCCCTCACTAATTCCAATCATTATCAATCATCTTCATAGATGTAAGGATCTTGGCGGCGGAGCTTCCATAACTTATATTCACCTTTGATCCATCTAATTAATGCCGCAATAGGGTTCATGCTAAAAACTCATAGTCAATTTATTTAGTACCCATAGTCAATCGGATGTCCCCAATCAGCAGGCAAACTGCCATGAAAATTTTCAAATTTAGAATAATACCGAACATAATCTTCTCTGTTTCTTAATTCTTGATAAATTTCTGGCGGTAATTTTTCATGGTCACTAGACCATTGATCTGGAAGATTACTTATCCTAGGAGAATTAATTCCCAGATCAGGAACAAAACAACAGGGATGAATTTTATCTAACGGAATTTGAATGTTCAAAAATTTTTCTAATTTATTTACTTCAGAATTATTACTTTGTTCCTTGAAAAAATCTTCCATGATTAAGTAGCAGACATTTTCTTTACCAAAAACATCATAAGCAATACTTACTTTTTCTGTATAATCAAAACACGGTACATTTCTAACTACATCAACAATAGGTTTAAATGTAAAGGAGGGTGGTATTACTTGCTTACCACACTTTTTAATGTCATGTACAAACATTGAATTAGTATTTGATAAACTAAAAGCACATTTTTTTGACCATAGTCTTCTAATTGGATCTCTAAAAATGCAAAGAACTTTGACATCAAAATAATCTCTCAATAAACAGTTGATCTCTTCCATTTCTTTTTGTTCCAAATCCGAATTAGTATTAGAAAAATCCCCAACTGCTAAGTATTTGTCTTCACAATACTTATCGAGGGTTAAGTAATAATTTAAATAATTTTCTAAACTAGTATTAACTCCTAAAAAAGAAAACAATTGAGATTCTGAAAATTTGGATAATACAGGGTCTTCATCATAATGCCCAGATAATAATTTTTGAGAAATCATAACAAATAAATTGTAATTAATTTCTGTATAAAATTTTTTAGCAAGTGGATTTGAGATATGATCATAATATAGTTTAAGATGATGATGTTCTTTTCTAAACCCTCCATGCACATACTGTAAATTTTTTTGAAGGGTATAATATACTGAAGTTGTTCCACACCAACCTACGCCAAGAAATAGTATAAAAGTTCTCTTCATTATTTTATTTCTATTACCTTAACTTGCTCGGCAGTATATTGTGTTGGAATACCAGCAAAAATCATCTGTTGAATTTCTTTAGCACGTTGCTCTGCGTTTTCCTTTGATAAATTTTCAAAGGCGATCATTTGATCGATATAAACATTGTACTTCATTAGGATCTATTAGTTAAATTCTATCTTTAATATTGTCAATGATATAATTTGCAATAATTTCATGTCCCAGTTCTGATGGATGATGGTGATGATAATGTTCTGGCCTATTGTCCTGAGTGTCGAGTAAACTATTGTCGTAAACTGTAGCAGTAATATCTTTAGTTTGGCACCAGGATTTCCATGCTATATCACCATTAGAAAAAATATTGACGTGCATAGATCTTACAAAAATATCGTAACTTTATTTAGCGCAGGTTATTTTTGTATGATTGCTCTAGTAGATACGCCATTTTTACCTCGCACATATCTTTTTTTAGTACCTGTTGTCTTTGGGGTTCGCCAATCTTCAAGTTTATCCCAACGCTCTTGATTAAAAAAATACTGTTGAAAATACCAAATTTCAACTTCAGTATGAGACTTGTCGCGGTTACAATCTTCACAACAACAAATAACGTTCATTAATTCATCCGTACCGCCCAAGGATTGTGGGATGATATGGTCAATCGTCATTTGGTCTTTATGTTGCCCGCAATATGCACAACAGTCGTTCCATGCTTCTTTAATCGCTTTTCTCCATAATCTTATTGCGTCTGCCTTATTGTTCGCTTGTAATTGATAAAGATACTCATCTGGAGAAGAGAGTAACATTTATTTTTTATTGGAAAGTTCCAATATTATCTATTTAAAATTTTTGTAAAATGCTTTATAAGTACGATAATTATAATACATGGAATATTGATAGTTCAGATTTTAGAAATATACAAAATAATTATAATATTAATCCAATTGATCATTACTAAATTGATCGATAATAATATTTTCTATAAAAATGATCCCACTTACTTTTTCTATCAGCTGTTATATGAATGTATTTTTTCTTTGAATCATCATACCCCTCAAATCTAGAAATAATTGTCCACTGAATAACTGCTAAGTCTGTTGTATTACCATCTGCAAACCATTCCATTGTGGTACGAGCAATCGCATCATTACTTTGTCCACAGTCAGAGATATTAACATGTTCTGCTTGATAATGATTAGCAACAAGCGTACTAAATCTTTCTTCAAGATTATTTTCTAGTTCATCTCCCCAGGTAAAAGAACAACCATTAAAGAATATCTTCATATTTATGATGTTTAAAAAAATTGAAATTTACTGGAAACCTCATAATAATTTATATTTCTAAAAAAATATTTCAAATATCATGCAACTCTTATGAGGTTTTTATACCCAAAAAATTTTTTTATAATCCTTATATCTCGTTCGCGTTTTTGGTTCGTTGTAGGTTAGGGTAGTTAGCGTTTTTAGCTTTAGGCATCGCCCCGCGAAGGTATAAGAAACCCCGCCCAAACACTGCCAATAAGTGACAATGACGAACGGGGTGAATAACTATCAGAAATCGATCACATCTGCTGTGGGTTCATTATAAGCGACTTGACAAACACTGTCAGATGTGGTAGACTGTTCATCGGATGTAAGTGCATCCAAGATCGACAAGATCTCGTTGCCAGTGTTACCCAAACGAAGTGCAGAGATCATCAACGAAGCGGACATTGTAAGTATCAACGAAGGTGTGTAGAGTGACTGTCTATTATAGTGCCGAAGTCATTGCACTAAGTAAACACAAAGTTTTCCACAGGTATCACTGAGATCGCAGTCTGTCACCCAAAGTAACACAAATGCTCTGTGGAAAACTTATAAGAAACTGGGGAAAACGTGTGGAAAACTTATGCTTTTGTGGTGGGGAGTTCTTATAAGTGTGCTGTGGATCTTATAGGTTCTCGGTGTGTCTCGGGGGTCTTATGGTGCGACCGCTTAGACAACAACGGCAGCGGGCATTTACAAGGGTTTCAGAGACTATAAGTGTTGCAGAGATAATATAAAAGTTTTCCACAACCTTTTCCACAACCTAATTAGATTATTTTTCACATTTATTATACATTGCGCCTTTGCACATACTAACAATTATCAAATGTGCAACCGTCATCATTAGACAGAAACTTAGTGACATCGGTATAATTATCCTGTTGCACTGATGACTTCACTTTATGTTCTATGATTTGCCTTTGGTAGTGACGCACGCTATTGAGATTGTTTTCATAATAGTCATACAAACTCACCAGACGTTCACCGACAAGATCGAGCAAATCATCAATCAAATCGACTTCACCATTGCAGGTGCTATCCGTCAGCATGTCATCAATATGATCGACAAAATCTTTGGGAAACTTATCAGAAACTTTTGAGAAGTTCATTGGTTTGGTAGTCAAGGTTTTCGACGATTGTTTCTTCATTGATGATGGTTAGAATGTCATCTTCCCATCGGGTGTCATTATAATCGAAATCTGGTTGATAGTCAAGTTCGTTCATGATTCACCAGAATACAAGTGTTGCAACGTTGCCTAGTTTGGTTTGCTCATTGATGATTTGTTGAGCATGATCATAAGTCTTGACTGTTACCCAACGTGCTCTACCTTTGGTTTCTGGGAACAATCCAACTTTGTCAATGATGCGGATTTGATTAGACATCTTGGAGAAGTTTTTGTGTGTGGTGAATGATGCCCTGGGAGACTTCTTTCTGTTTGGGGATTACAATGTTACGGTTGATCTTAGGATGGATGTAGATATGATGCTTACCAGATGTGCGATGCAATGTGCATCCTTTGTCTTTCAGATAGAGAATAAATGTTTTATACTTCATGCAAACTTAGCAGGACTACCACAAGAAATGTAGAAGTCAATCATACGTTGTGCTTCTTCTTTTGTGGAGAATGATTGATAACGCCACTCGCAGTTGTTGTACGGAACTTGATAAGTGATCTGGTACATGTGATGAGATGCTGTAGGATTAGGAAGTGCAATCATGCAAGACGCATACCAGAGAAGAAAGGAATTGGCGAACCGTTGTAGTTCACAAACCACTGAAAGTTCTTCTGAAACACACACTCGCCATCCATACCGAACGCAGAAAGAATAGCATTGAGGCGAGACTTGGTGGTTTTGGTTTGCCAACCACCATCAAACAATTCGATCCAGGTTTCACCAATGCGAGCAATCAGATGTCCATGCAGATAAACATCTGTAACATTGGTGCAGGAAATGACTTCAGTGTTTGCAACTTTGAAGTCCTTGTTATTCTTGATGGCAGCGATCATCTGGAGTTCGATCTTACGCATTTGGGTGGTTCCCTTTGTTTGGTATGTGTATACCATAGCACGGCATCGGGGGGTTCGGGCGGTTTGGTGGACGGTTCGCAGACTGTCACACCCCATCCGATTTCTCTACTCAAACCATGATAAGTTTCGGTGCTGGTTGAACAGAATAGGTGCCAAGTCTGTCACATGAAATACTCACAGCATTGGCAGGTGCTCCCAGTTCGTCAACAACTTGCCAACTATCTTCAGTCTCTTCGATCACAACATAACCGAAAGTTCCTGCAATCGGCATCTTTTCAATCCCATAACGTTCTGCTGCTCGTTGAGTGCTAAAACGTTCTTTATCATTCCACCAATAGTTTGGATCTGCAAGTGTGGGACCGAAGGTGATACAAATGTAGTTCATGT